AGGGAAGAAGAACGCCAACAACGCATCATAGCTGAACCAGAGGTAGCAGCGGAAGCACCTAGTGTAACCCCTGAAGAACGCCAACAACGCATCATAGCTAGGCGTGCCGAGGAAGAAGTGGCTCGTAGTGAAGAACGTGCGGTAAACCAAAGTACATCTATAGCTGAACAGCGTGGACGAAGTCCAGCAACAGAACTATTACCCGCTGAGCAAGAAGGGTTAGAAGCTGCTCGGGAATTTGAAGCTGATGAATCTGAGTTTGAAAAAGCCAAAGGCACCGCAGGTGCGTTCATACGTCAAACGTTTAGTGGGTCACAAAATATCACGCCGGAAGAACGGGTAACATTACCGCAGTTTATTGCCGCGCTAGCAGATATTATGTATCACATAGTTCGCAAAGGGATAACAAGTAAAGCCCAAGCGATTAAAGAAGCACGAAGTTCACTAGGTGACTCCGCTAAGGACGTTACAGACTTTCAACTAAATAAAGCATTTACCGCAGCAACAAAACGGGTAGAGGCGGAACGCACTGCACAACCTGAACAACGTGAACTTCGTGAACCTAGTACACCTGCGGCGCAACCTGCACAATCCGAGGCACTATCAGACCCAGCGTACGTAGAGTCAAGCGAGGACTTAATTGAGAGTCTTTACACGAGACGCGTAGCTGATGCAAGGGTTGACCTTGGTGGGTTCGTAGAGCGCATTACTCCTAAACTACTGTCTCTGTATCAGCTAGTGGATCAGTTTGGTAAAGACATTACAGGGCTTAGTGAACATCGTGACCTTAAAGATAGCATGACCGTGATGCAGCGTAACATTAAAGTAAGCGCGGACGCGGAGCTGCTTAAGTGGAACAATTTTAATTCTATATCTAGTAATAAAGAGGCATCCAAACAGCTAAATGAGCTTATGAATGATGCTACGATGGCTAGGATACACCCTAATCTTGAGTTTGATAACGCGCTTAATAGTCATTTGACCTCTGATCTTAAAGGGTACCACACTGTATTAAAAGCTATATTTAACGCATTACCTGCAGCAGCTCAAGACATTTATACTAACGTGCTTGCGATAAACAATGCTATATTTAATTTGCGGAGCAGTGAGTATAAAAAAATGGTGGACGCGGCTTATGAGTCTGAGTTACTTAATGCCTCGCCCGAGCAAAAAACACAAATTGAGGCTCGGATTGTAAAACAGCTTGCTGCGCATGACAACTTGATTAACTCTATTCGTGGTCCGTACTTCACCTTATGGCGCGAAGGTAACTATCTAACGATCGCTGAGTCTCCTGAGCTTACTGAAGTACGTAGGGCGCTAAAAGAGGATGAGTTGACTGCAGATGAACGTAAGAGATTATCAGGTCAACTTACTATGATGGAGGCCAGTGATGTGCACTACCAAGTATTCGCTAATGAGAAAAAGTCGGGAGCAGTAAACGAAGGTGAACGCCTTAAAAAATTAGGCTTAACTGTGCGTCAGTCCTTGGCAGAAGAAGCTATGGGTAGCAGTCGTGGAATGTCTATGGACATGGTTAACAACCTAGAGCGGTTGTTAGATAAAGAACTAGACCGCAGCTTAGCGCCCGAAGAAAGAAGTCGACTACGTCAAGCTATGATCGACGATATGCTGTCACGCCTACCTGAGAACAGTGCATTACAACGTCAGATCAAACGTAGGAATGTTGCAGGTGCGTCAACCGAGATGTTAAAGGCCTTTGCCAACTCCGTAGAGCGCGACTCACACTATATCTCTAGATTAGCCTATATGAAGCCCTTGGCTAAAACGATGATTGCTATGCGTGACTCAACGAAGGGCGATCCGAAACTTCGTGAGGTGTATAACACCGTGCGTAAAATGATGAACCTTGATATGAAACAAGAAAAACATCCTATACTTAGTTGGATTACGCAACTAAGTTCTATATATCACTTAGGGATTGCGCCCTCATATATTCTAACCAACATGACGCAGCCGTTTATGATAACGATTCCACAACTAGCCGGTACATATGGCGCAGCGAAAACAAGTAAGGCGGTAGCGAAAGCATGGGGGCAAGCATCAAAAGCTATTAAAGGGGGTAAAGACGGTAAGTTTTTTAGCCTTGCAAACGTAGACCTGAGCAAAGTGTTTACTGGTGGTACCTTACGCATGGTGCAGGAAATGCAGGACTTAGGTAAGTTAGATATTCAGAACAACATGGACACGGAAGTGTACACCAAGGGCATGAACCCTAAGCATGCGAAGTTCTGGCAAGTGTTCAACTGGACCTCCCACAATGTGGAGCTAGTTAACCGCCTGACATCTGCTCTTGCCGCATATGAGTTAGAGCTAGGTAAGTCTAATAGTGAGGTAGCGGCTACTAAGGCTGCTCGCGACGCAGTTGAACTAACTCAGTTAGATTACAATGACACGAACGCAGCGTTGTTTATGAAGCAGGGTCAGTTGGGCGGGTTAAACCGTATACCAATGCAGTTCCGCAAGTATCCACAAGGTATGATATATTTGTTAGCTAGAAACTTTAAAAACGGATGGGGCGAAAACAATGATCCCGCAGCGAAAGCAGCATTCCTGTACTTAATGGGTACTCAATTGATAATGGCTGGTGTTAGAGGTGTGCCGTTCGTAGCGCCACTACTATTCTTAATGGATGCGTTCGGGGATGATGATGATCCAGATGGCGACATCGAGACACAACTACGCAACGCGTTAGCCGACTCATTCGGGGCAGATACCGCTAGAGTATTTTGGAATGGCCTCCCTGCTATGTTGGGTGTGGATGCGAGCAGCTTGAGTATGGAGAACCTGTTATCACCGTTCCCGTTCTTACGGACTGAGTCTATCACAGATGCACGTAGTGGTAGAGACGCAGTTAGTGAATTGATAATTAACGTTGGTGGTGCCCCTATTAGTTTAGCTACTCGGATAATGGACTCGTTCATATTGATGAATGAAGGTAGTTTTCAAAAAGGGCTAGAAAAGGCCTTGCCTAAATTTCTAGCGGCACCACTAAAAGCTCAACGACTTGGTGATGAAGGGTTAACTACTCGTTCAGGTAACGTAGTTCTCGAAGGTGAGGAGTTTACTATGTGGGATCAAGTGATTAAAGGCGCTGGGTTCTCCCCGCTTAAAGAGTCTGAATATTATAAAGCGATGTATCAGAAAGAAAGCGTATCGGCAGCTATCGACAAACGTAGAAACCGCATTATTAAAGACCTCGCTACGACTAGGATGGAAGGTGGTAATACGGCTGACCTGCTAAAAGAACTAAGAGCGTTTAATAAAGATCATCCACAACGTTCTATCACCGGTGAATCCCTAAGTAGATCTATATCTATGCGGAGACGTCAACAACGTGAACGTGGTGAAACTGGAGTTAGGTTCACTAAGGCGGACGCTGAACTACGCGGTATAGATCGTTTCGCTAAGTAGCACTACAACCGCCAGACGCGAACACCCTTGATGCCGTCCTCTACGACAACTTTGTGAACAAAGTCGAAATGGAGGCGACGGCTCTCCCTCCGTACAGCTCTGATGCATGCACGGGTGTCAATAGCAGGTAAGAACATAGATGTCCCGGGTTTAAACTCGGGCCATAATATATGGTAGTCGGTTCCGTTAGTCAACACTTTGTGGCACGTCCAATGGTATGTCCGCTTCAAACTTGGCGCTGTTGATCCACAAGCATCTTACTGGTGGACCACTCAAGCCAAGACCTTTATGCATGACTTTGTTAGTGCCAATGTTGTAACGCAATAGCTTTTCATCTATTAACACTTTCACAAAGTCGTTGTACTCTACACCTATCTTAAGCAAGTACTCTTTAATTACGGCACAGGGGATATACAGAGTCTTAGCGTCAGGCTCAAACCTAACATTCAAATCACCCATAGGCTTCACTATAGGCGATATACCTAGTCCAGTCCTCGAATCTAAACCTACATTAATCACTAGTGCGTTCCTCGCAATGTTCTCACCTAAGAAGTTACCTAGCGTTTCGACAGCATCAAAGTCACTCTCTTTAAGGTCTTCCATAAACACCTTGAACTCCTTAGCCACCGCTTGTAAGACTGGTTGGATAGGGATGTTGTGTATATTCAACCGCTTAGCAATGATAGCGCCAAGAAACACTGCTGACAAGCACGTAGAATATTTACGATCTACGCCACGAAAGTTCATCAACTTATCTATCTTTTGTTGCATATCTACTAACTCACGTTTAACCTTATCAATGTTTTGGATTAGATACTGTGAATACTCTTCGCCAGCATGGCCGAAGTTATCAAATATCTTACTAATAATCAAATCGACCTCCGTCTTAGACAATACGTCATCACGCTCAATACGGAGCTGAATGAACCTAGCCATTTCACCACTAGCCTTAGCATTTTTAGCATATATTACTGTCCGGAAATCGGTGTTACTAGACACTACGTTAATAAGGTTAAACACAGTGTCGTTATTACGCTCTCTGTTAGCGCCGTTACCTAGTCGGTTTTTACCCCTACCAGAACCAGTAAACTTCAAATGGTTGTGCAACTGTTCAGGTGTGACATTAGTCATCTCATCCACCCCTGCAGGTAAGTTATTCATGTACCCGAAACGGTTAATAATTGAGTTTTCTGTATCACCCCATAGGTTAATCAACTTAGATTCAATATCAGGATTACCATAGATACTAGTCATCATCTGTATAACTGAGGTCTTACCTTGTCCCGCTTCAGGATTATATAAGTTAACTACTGCCGACTTTTCTCGGGATTCAAATAAAGGCATAAGCATTGAGCCGAAGCCACAGAAAAACCCAAACGCCCTTAACTCTAGCCCAGCACGTTCATAAAACGCCACGGCTTTTTTCCACTCATTATAACTACCTTTTTTAATTAGAGTGGGTGTTACCTGACTTAGTTCTTCTGACACGGGCGTGTACTTCACACCAAACGCACTGATCTCTCGATTGCCTATGACAATGAGGTCTTTTGCGGCATTCCATCCAAACTGTTTATGCATGACTGGCGTACGCTTCTCAGTCTGTTTAGCTGATAATGACACCCGCATGTACTCGATAATGGCATCTAGGGACTTACCTCGTTGAAAGATACCGATGTTGTTTAGTAACTCTCTAGCTTTCTCTACGCTCAATAGGCTCGCTACTGGAGCTATAAGCTCTCTAACCCCGTCTTGAGGGAGGTGTAATTTAAACCATCCACACTCTCCAGTCGCAGGGTCATTTAGTTTATCTACTAAATAAAAATCATAATCATATATTTTAAATCCGTCTTCGTCATCATCAGGCTTAGATAGGAACACCCCGCCATCCTTACCACGAAAGTAAGGCGCTGGGAATACAGGTATTTCTATTGTAGTCTTCTCGCCAAGGGTCTCACTAAGCTCTTCAATTATGTTGTCCGCACCTTTAGCTCTAGGTACTACTTGGCCCAGTGCTATTGGGGATGTTATGGTGCCTTTGAAACGACAGCCTTTACAGCCTTCAGGACGTAACCCCTCAAACTGATCACAACCATGTGGAGCAGGTATAGCATCTGCCTTAGCCTCAGTCCCCGCATGTGTATAGTCAGGATGGAACTGTGATATTTTATGTATCGCTATATCTCGGTCTTCACAGAAAGCCGCGATAGATAACCCTGAGCGCCATAGCGGTTCAGGAATATCTTGTTGTTTAACCATAATGTGCTTTATCTGTGCACAACCTTTGTCCGCCATACACTTACTGACAATCTTACGGAACACTGATATTTTCTCAGGTTTGTATAGAGGGTCTCGTGTCTTAACGCGTTGTCCGCCTAAGTGCACGGGAATCAGTGCGGCTAAATCGTCAAACGAGGTGGCCTCACCCTCAAATATAACCGATACCGGCATCGGTTTCTTCGGGTCTTTCATGTTGTCCGTATTAGGCACGCGTAAGATACGTGACGCATCAGCTGTACAAGTTGCATCAGCATGTAGCTTATGTTTAACACACAAGAACTTAAGCCCCTCAGCAACAGGGCTCCATGCCGCAGTAGCAACTGAGTTTACAAATGTCCAGTATACATGCAGTCCTCTGCCTGAATCTACGATGGTTGGCTCGGGTAGCCCTGTGGTATCGGTAAAACTACGTAGGGCTACAAGTGCATCCTCTTTAGTAGTGTAATCCTTATATGCATTTTTCTTAATGTCATAACCACAGTCAATATCTAACCACAAACTACGCGCTTCTTTGGCGTTAGGTTTGGTTCTGTCGTCGGGATTTTTAAAGGTCGAGCAGGCGAAATACACGTCCTGTTTATTACTGTGCAACCTCTCAGTAGTTGCAACAGCCTCCTCCAATGTGTTCACAAATACTGGTGCTACCTTATCGTGTTCGTTCTTACCTACTACACAATATACACCTTGTGACGGCAATACATGCCGTAAAAAATCTAATGTTTGCATTGACACTCTCAATGTTATGTTGTGGTGGTACCAATTTTGGTACCACCGTAATAGCGCTATTCTTCCGTCGATAGCTTCGCAATAAGGGCCATTATAGAATCATGATGGGACTTACCCGGTATTGTTTTGCCCGAAATCCAATCATAAACCGTCTGCCTTGATACAGCAAGTTCTTTTGCCGCCGTACCTACCGCATATCTTGTAACGATCAATACTGTACCTAGTGCAACTCCCAGCCCCGGCGGGGCTCCTTCGTTAGCTTCTATTACCGCTTGACTATACCCTCGCATAATATTCTCCTATGTCCAATCCGCTACTAAGTCATCGAGGCTAACATCACCACCATCAAGTTTAGTAGGCATTGAAGTAGTCGCTGGTGCGGTCGGAGCTGGTTTAGCTTTATTGCGCACTTCCGGTACCGGAATGTCATCCTCGTCATCTTCTTCCTCCTCGACTGGCGCAGGTTGTGGAATAGGTTGTCTCTCTGCTGGTCTAGGGGCTGGTGCTGGCGCCGCTGAAGAAGAAAACTCTTCGCCATCATCATCTCGCGTAGCAGATACAGACAAGGTAATAGCACGTACTGCTTCTTCTGTCTCAGTCTTAAGACGACAGCGCATAAACTCTTCATCTGATAACCGTGCAATAGCGCGGAAGCCAATGTTTGATGTGTCTTCACCCACTATCATACGTGAAACAACTGACCCTAGACCTTCACCATTAGCTACTAAGTAATCACGATACTCGTGGAATGGGCGGCGCTCAGGAGTACCATTACCAAACACTGATGTAGCTGACAACTTAACGCGATATACATCCCCATCAATATCATCTGCTAATACTACCGCGATGTATCTGTGGAAACGACAAGCCTTAGTAGTGCCCGGTCCTGATCCAGCAATATTTTGTGGGCAGTCTGAGCACTTGGTAGCTTGTACTTCCGATGCCTTTGCATCAGGTACTTGGCTATCATGGCTCCAACATTTAGGCGGTGTCCGTTTCTGTGCTTTAGGGTCATAGGTAGCACCATAAAACATACGGTTAACCGATGGTGCCGCATTGACAATAACTACATCAATGTAAGGCTCGGAGGTTTTGTTAATCTCTTTACCATTAACCATCTGTCTAAACTTATTGTTAACAATACTAATACTACGGGAGGTAATAGAAGACCCTCCAACATTGTTTGTAAAACCGTCATCTCTACGATTTTTTGTAGCTACTGCGCCACCTTGTTGAAAAATATCTAAGTCTGTACTCATTGTTGTTGCTCCTTGTTTTTACGGATTGAAATTGTGTATTCTCTCATAGGAGATAAACCTTCAGGACACAGTTCGGGGTTTTCGACTAAAAAATCAGCTATGTTTTTGTTAGATAGTCGCTTATGTAAGAACTCTGGTACATCGTGCTCCTTCATAAATTGGTATAGTGCTGGCCAGTTGTTTGTTATATAACGGGTAGTCACAGAACGTGACAACGTCCCAACACTTGTTTTAAGACTGCTTACATTTAAAGTCTTGCATGCTTCGTGTAGGGCAGCTTGTACTTGGTCTCTCTTTTGTTTGATACTACTTATCTCTACTTCTAATGCCGCTATCTGCTCGCGCATATTAATATCCGCTTGCATAAGCTTTTCTAGGTTAACCTCATTTGTTTCCATCACTCTCTCCTTTATCAACTCAAGTGAGCATTATAGCATACCTATTTACATTGTCAAGCTTCTATCTCTTCTTTAAATAAATCTACCAGCTTGTGATGCGTATCAATTTTGTTTTGCAACATGTCATATATTTTGTGTTCTACTGGCGCCCCTTGCAAGTGAACCACGGTCATAGGGTTGCGTTGGCCTGCACGATCAACCCTAGCACAGCACTGAATGTACGTCTCCACTGACATGACGGGTGACCAAAACACAACCACGTTTGCCGCGTGCAACGTAACTCCGTGTGATGCCGCTTGTGGTTGTATAACTAATACTTGAGGGTCGGCAGTTTCTTGGAAGTTTTTAAATATCTGTGTGCGTTGGTTCATGTTGACGCCACCATGAATCGTGTCACAAGTTATTTTTGATTTGTTCAGCTCAGCCATTACCTTATCTATACTGTGGCGGAAGGGGCAGAACACCAACACCTTGTGGCTGGCTTCACTAATGATCTCTTTCAAGGCAGTCATGCGGTTGCTTACATCGAACTCAACCACTTCACCCGTATCCGCATATATGGATCCCGATGCTACTTGCAGTAATTTAGTGAGCATAACCCCTGCGTTGACGGCAGTCACATCAGCACCACTAGCTTCAATGAAAAAGTCTTTCTTAAGTTTCTTGTAATACTTGTCTTGTTGTGGGGTGAGGGGCACCTCTCTTGTCTGATACATAACGTCAGGTAAATCTAGGCAGTCTGCTTTAGTGAATCTGATCGCTGGCTGTAAGGTCTTGAACACGATGTCCTGCGCATTGAACCTAGGTATCCATCGGAATGTCCCTACCTTCTGCATGACCATGTCTTTAAATGTTCCCGCATATTTAGGTACCGATGAGGGGTTGACTAGCTTAGCTAACCCATAAGCATCGGCCGGTGATTGTGATGCGGGTGTACCTGTCATCATCCATAACCAAGTTTCAGGAGTAAGTATACGGTTCAGTGCTTTCCATCTACGAGTGGAAGTGGTCTTAACGTAGTTCGCTTCGTCCACTACGATCAAGTCAAAGTTACCCGCCTTGATTTCTTTCTCTACAATCTCAATGCCGTCGTAGTTAATCACTACTACATCCGCACCACTGCTGACAATTTTCTTACGTTTCTCAGGCGCACCATGGGCAATAGCAACGGTACGGTGCATTGCAGTTTTAAAGAAGTCGGCTTGCCACGCGGCCTGCATAATAGACAGGGGACACACCACCAGCATTCTGTGAACTTTGTGCTGGTTCATCAGGTAGTCAGCCGCCCATATTACAGCGGACGTCTTGCCTGTACCTGCTTCACTAAGACAGTATGCCCTAGGGTTAGCGGCGAGAAATTCAGCGGTAGTGCGCTGGTGATCGAAGGGTTTATGTATTCCCGGCCAACTATAATCTCTCGATATAGGTGCGGGGGCATTGCGAACTTTTAACGCCGTTAGTTGTAACACCTCGTCCAAACCCCAGTTTACCGCTACCTCGGTGATACCGTTTTCGTGGGCTTGAAGTACTTTACTTTTTTGAATGTTCTCTAATATTAGTTCAGGTCTACGAGTGTTAACAACAACTAGCTTGTCCTTGTATATACGCATTAATATCCCACTACACTGTGTTTATGATTGTCAATTACATAGTATATAGTATATTTTGGGGGAGGGCAATAAGAAAATGGGCTGACCTTGAGAGAGGGAGGAGGGGGTCAGCCCATTAGGCTCGTAACGTGAGCCCCCCGATCAATACGTAACCCTTTGTATAATTACTGAAAGGCGGGTTACTATTAACTGACATGGTTATTATGCACTCATGCCTTGCATATGACAACTATTTTTTAGGTGTGTTCTTTTTTACACTGTTATCAGAGTTGCGACTATAGCTACTGTTACTACTTTTTGAACGGATACGAGTATTCGACTTGTCGTTACTACCACCTTTGGATAGGGGAATGATGTGATCAATTTCTTTACCATCACCCTTTTTAACACGACCATCACGTATAGCCGCACGTCTTGCTTTATTTCGTGCTACACGTTTGGCAATCTGATCAGGCTTGCTTTTGTATAACTCGTTTTCGTGTTTGTAGTCTCTAGCTTGTGCCATTTATTTACCCCAATGTTGACAAGTGTTTACAGGACAAAACCGCTTACATGCAAAGTTAGGCGAGGCATTAAACACATCTGAGTTAAACGCTACGTCCATCCTAGTAATCAGGGTGTCCCATTCACCAATCATATCATCAAAGTTTTGTTGTTTAAAGTCTTCTTTGATAATTTCTTTACTAACCAAGAACACTAAGCCTGCTTTGATAACCTCAACTTCAGGAAAATGTTTAAACACCGCCGCACCTAGTAGAGACAGTTGACGGGTATCTGCATACTGACTGGACTTACCTGTCTTGTAGTCGATCACCGTAGCTGTCTTAGTCTCGTGGTTAATAATAAGCAGGTCAATAGCCCCACGCCACCACACGTTGTCACCAAAGAACTCACATGGTTCTAAGTCACGTGTCAATCCAACCCTGTGCTCACAATATTTCACGCCGGGAATCTGACTCAATCTGTCAAGAGAGGGTTGGAACTGTGAGAACTTAGCCGGCAACGGCACTCCGTCACGTACATACAACTCCGCCGCTTTGTGAACTTCGTTACCATACAGAAAGTGTTCTGTGTTTGGGTCTTGCTTAATATCTTTGGCTACATACAAATGGTAATACTGCTTAGGGCACTTCTCAAATGTTGTCGCCGCCGAGTAAGACCACGTTTTAAAATTCGCCATTACTTAAATCCTTCGTAGTGTAGACCATCGTTTCCGTTGGCCCCGATGCTATCAATGCGGCCTTCGTCGAATAAATCAAGTTGCGTCCATTGAGCAGGTTTATTGGTGGTATCTTTAACTCCTGCCACTGAAGCCGCCTGTTTATTTCCGAAGACTTTATCCCAGTTTGTTTCATACAATGTAGAAGTCGTCAACTTCGTTTGTATTTTGTCGCCTGTTATATCGTTTCTTGCCGCCATCATGTGAGTCCTTATAATATCCAATTAACACCGCTGTTAATACACCTAGTGTGTATGCCTGCCAATAACACTGCACATATTCTACCGCTAAACTATACCACGTCACAGCTACCTCCTCCGCAAGCCACATTATCTTTGGCTTCCGTGTAGTCTTCATTCTCAATCACTTGCGTTAGGTCAATGTCCGCGAGGTGTTTGTACAACTCGTTAAACTCCTCCACACTGCAGTCTTCAAATGGCGCTTGTTGGTAAGTGCCTCCGTTATAAGGCAGTACTGAAATGCCTGTATAGTCGTAACGGTTGTCCCACATCCACTGTCCGCACTCAGCCCACTCATCGTCTTGAAGTGAGATAGTACAGCTAACATTGTGTTTGTTATCTCCTGTGTTATGGCCGTTGGCTATCCACTCTAGGTTCCAACGCTTTACACGCTCCAATAGATCCTTGTAGCTTTCAGTTCGTAGCATCGCTCCGTCTGGTGCTTTCTGTGGGAAACTCATGACCGCCTCTAAATAAGGCTTGTGTACACAATCTTCAATAAGCGCAGGGAACTTCTCTACCATGTACGTGTACAGCGGTTCGTTCTTACCTACACGCATACGTCTTATATAGTAGTCATTATGCCAAGCATGAATACCACTAGAAGAACCCAAAACCAACGAAGTAGTTCCAGCTGGTTTAACAGTAGTAATCCTAGCGGAACTATTAATATTAATAAGAGCAGCAACACGAACATTCTCCTTCTTAGTTATCTCTGCGGCTTCAATGAGATTTAGTTTTAATACTCCACCTGATGCAATGCCTGTCATTGATACGCCGAGCAAGGCTTCACGTTCTGTGGTGTCTTTCCAAACATTACGTAAATAATGGAAGTCTGTGTATCCAGCCTGTAAGGTTCCAATGAGCGTCGCCGCTTTAACGCGTGCGTTTAACTCTTCTTGAGTTGTTACATCACTTACGTTAGTCTCAACAAGGTTGCAGTATTGGTTAGGTTGTAGTGCGATCTCACAGCATGGGTTACTGCCCATGTCGTAGTCATTAGTCCAAAACACACCCGGCTCGCCACTACCTGACTGCTCTACTTTATTCCAGATTTCAAACCATTCATCTTGTGACACTTCGTCACGCTTTAACACTACAGAATTATTGGCACGGCCTCGTTGCGGTTGGAAGTAGTACCATGGCAAAGTGCCCTTATCTTGGACCTGCTTGTAGTGCTCCTCTGAAATCCATTGTAACAAGACATCTTTATGTTCCCCGTACACATCGGTGTAATCTACCGCAATGTCATAATATTTACTGCCATCAATCTCATGCGTAACAATGGCTTTGATCGGTTCACCATGGGCATCAACACCAGCATCAATCTCTTTGTTATACCAAGAGGTAATACTAAAGTTACCCTTTGCCTCTAGCATATCATTGTTATCACGGTCAAATAAACTAATCAACGCGGCTCTACGGATGCCTCCTGATAATACAGCATCAGCAATATGACAAATCATATCATGCACTTCAATCGGTTTTAACTGTCTGCCCACAGCGCTATCTAGTACACTGCGTAGCTTAACTAAACATGTGCGTAGCGGATCAGGACCGGGCGCTTTACCTCCGGAAGTAACTAGGCGGGCACCTTTATGTCTAATGTCACGGTAGTCAAACACGGGGTCTGACTTACCTAGTGTGTATGCCTTGATCAATACTTTAACCGCATCAGCCCAACCTTCAATTGAGTCGCCTATTAAGAATCGTCTTTGTTTGCTTGTTGGTCCTTGGATTGATGGTAAGGCTTCAGTATGCCTTTTTTGTACCGAAAATCCAACACCACTTCCTCCAAGAAGGTTGAACATTGTTTCACTAAACACAGCAGGGTGGTTAACAGGGGAGTAAGCGCAATTAAACATACGATTATTACTAAGTTCGATAGGAGTTCCCCCAAACTGTAAACTACGCATTGAAGGTAATACTTGACGTGCATAAACAAATTTGTAGGCATCTTTAATTTCCTCTTTAAGTTGTGGGTATTTACGAATGTGCATAGCCATGTTTCTATCGACGATCTCATCCCACGTTTCTCGACGATTAATCTCTGGAATGTACTTCGCGTATTTGTTAAAAATGGTTACGTCGGATAAAATCTTTTGGCTATTGTCCATGTTAAGCTTTCTTTGTGTTGAGTTTATTTAATCGTTCTAGCTCTGCTTTAGTAATACCCCCATCACTCACCTTTTAAAAAGTCAATCGTTGGGGCTTCTTTACGTAAGGCATAATACTCAAGTTGTACTTTCGCACTGTTAATCATCTTACCTGCTACGTTTGCTAACTCCCCTGCTTCTTTAGGTTTAATCTGTCCCGCCATAAGTTGATCAAATACATCTGCTAATTCATTTCGTAATGCTGTTACTGTTTTCATTTTTTACTCTCCGTTTAAAAAGTCAATCGTTGGGGCTTCTTTACGTAAGGCATAATACTCAAGTTGTACTTTCGCACTGTTAATCATCTTACCTGCTACGTTTGCTAACTCCCCTGCTTCTTTAGGTTTAATCTGTCCCG